CTACGAGCAGCTCGAGTTCGAAGGCGCGGATGCCGACTACGGGAAGTCCGAGGACTACGCGGCCGTCATCGCGAAGGCCTATGAAGCCGCAGTCACCGACGAGGAGCGGTCGGAGCTGCTCGGCCATGTCGCGAAGAGCGCCGCTCTGGCGAAGGCCCAGGCGGATGCCGCTGTGCAGGCGCTGGCCGCGCAGGAGGACGCCGAAACCTTGAACTGGTGCATCAGCAAGGCCGACGAGTACGGGTTCGCGGGGAACCGGACAGAGATGTTCGGCGTGTGCATCGCGAAGATGATGACCGTCCTTGACGACGACGAGCTCGGCCTGATGGGCGACATCTTCAAGTCGTTCTCCGACCTGATCGACATGACCAACATCGGTGTCGAGTCCTCGGGCTCGTCCGACGTCATGGACCTCGTCCACTCGGCGGCCGGCGACATCGTGAAGAGCTCCGAGGGCGCCCTGTCGCCGGAGCAGGCCATGGCAGCAGCCTTCGAGGCTAACCCCGAGCTGTACGCGCTCTACCTGGACGAGAAGGGAATCTGACCGTGGCTTACTCGGAGCAGCTTGAAAGGCGGACGTACCTCGCGGGCCCGTCCGTGGTGAAGTGGGTCGGAGTCCCCGGCATGCCGGGCTCCATCGAGCCGAACGTCGGCACCCAGTACCTTCTCGTCAAGCTCGATACCGCGAACAAGGACGTCGTCGAGCTCGCCACCGGTGCAGCCGGGGAGGTCGTCGTCGGAGTGACCACCACGAAGTCGCAGCATCCGAAGATGCCTGTGGCCGTGGCGTTCTCCGGCCGCGTCCCCGTGCAGGCCGGCGCGGCGCTGGCGTACGGCGACTACGTCAAGCCCGGACCCGGCGGCCAGGCCGTCGTCGGTACCAAGGCTGACGGAATCGGGATGGTCGTCGAAGCAGCTTCGGCGAAGGGCGTTCTCGCCACGATCGAACTTTCGCTGGGAAGGTGACTGAGAAATGACACAGCCAGTTGGCGGCGACCTCCATGTCGATCAGGTTCTGACGAACTTCTCGGTCGCGTGGTCGCAGAGCACGAACGACTTCATCTCGAGCAAGGTGTTCCCGCGCCTGCCGGTGGACAAGCGGACCGACCGCTACAGGGTCTACAACAGGGCGCAGATGCGTTCCGTCGGAGGCGTGTTCAAGCGCGCTCCCGGCACCGAGTCCCGCGGGATCGGCTGGACGTCCACGCACGAGACCTACCACGTCGACCCGTACGCGGTGCATGTCGACCTCGACGACCAGACGTTGGCCGAGGCCGATGATCCGCTGAAGCTGCCGAGGCAGGCGACCTCGCTCATCACTCAGCGCCTGCTGCTGAGCAAGGAGCTCGACTGGCACGAGAAGTTCTTCAAGCCCGGCGTGTGGGACAACGAGCCGACTCCTGCCGAGATGTGGGACGACGCCGCGTCGGATCCGATCAGCGAGGTCGGGCACTGGGTCGACCAGTTCGCGCTGCAGAACGCGAAGGCCCCGAACGTCATGATCATCGGGGTCGACGTGTGGCGCGCGCTGCGCAACCACCCCGACCTCGTGGACAGGATCAAGTACACGCAGCGCGGCCTGGTCACGGCAGACCTCATCGGCGCGGCGTTCGAGATCCCGACCATCCTCGTGTCGCGCGCGTCCTGGGTTCCCGACTACGAGGAGCGCGGGTCCGCGAAGGAGGACAACGACAACGCCCCCGACTTCAGGTACATCACCAACCCCAAGGGCATCCTCCTGACGTATTCGACGGATACGCCGCAGGACATGGAGCCTCTTGCGGGCCTGTCGATCACCTGGAAGGGCTACTTCGCCGGCAACTCCCAGGGGATCCGCATCAAGCGGTTCCGCCAGGAGGCCATCGAGTCCGATCGCATCGAGGGCATGATCACCTACGAGCACCGTCAGGTCGCTCCTAGCATGGGGCTTTACGTAGACCAACTGGTTGCCTGATGTCTGTGGACGACAGGAACTGGGCACGCCCAGTCGTCTACAAGGTGCGTAGGCGGTGCTCGATACACGGTGTCGCGCACCAGCCTGGCGACGTGCTGACCGATGATGTCGCTTCCACGCTGAACCTGAACAGGCTGGTGTCCAGCGGCGTGCTCACCGTCGTCCTCGATCCGTACTTCAGGCGCGGGTACGACGAGGGCGTCCAGCCGATGCCTGTCACCGTCCCTCCGGGGAAGCGGCCGAGGGCGCTGGCGACGCAGGCGACGGCGGGAACTCCGGGATCGTTCGGCAGCGGCAGGGTTCCTTCGAACCTAGGTGAGATGACCGGAGTCACCGCAGTCCCGGCCAACGCCTGGAGCCCCACCGAGCGCGTGGTGCTGGGCGACGGGTCGAAGGCGCGATGGACCGGGACCGCGTGGGCGGCCTGGATCACTCCGCTGGCCTCGATCGCCGTCACCCCTGCGACCGCGACGCTGGCGACCACCACGGGGACGCAGCAGCTGGCTGCTGCTCCGGTCCCCGCGGACGCTCCGCTGGGGACGGTGGCATGGACGTCGTCCGATCCGACCAAGGCGACGGTGGGAGGCTCCACCGGCCTCGTCACCGGCGTCGCAGCGGGTACGGTCACGATCACCGCGGCTTCGGGCAGCGCCCGTGGTACGGCCACGATCACTGTTCCTGCAGCGGCTCCTGCTCCTGCTCCTCCGCCGGACCAGCTGAGCGACGGGCCGGGCTCCTCGGAGGATGTCGTCGTCGAGGTGTCGAAGGACCCCGAGACGGCGTCGAAGAAGCGCCGCAGCCGCTCCTCTGCGGATAGTGTTGTCCCAGTGCAGGAAGGACCTGCCGAGTAGGAGGTCCCGATGGGCAGCCGCAGAACGGCCGGCAACGTCCGTGGAACGACGCTCGCGCTCGGTCCGGACGCGTACGTCGTGCAGAAGTCGTTCGCGTTCAAGGGTGTCGGGTACAGGCCCGGGGATCCTGTCAGCGAGGACGTGTTCAACCACAGGCGCTTCGAGAACCTCGTGTCCTCGGGGATGGTGAAGGCGGTGCGAAGGTGACCAGCAGGCAGATCGTGTCCGAGTCCGGGTTCGTGATCGGGCATTTCGATCCGAAGGACGACAGGCCGGTCATCACCGACGTGATGCTCGGGGAGTCCTACGCATCGGCGCTGGAGGTCGTGTTCTCCAAGTCGACCACCGGCCAGCAGACGGCTGCGACCACTGCTGCCGCTGCCACTGCTGCAGCTGCTGGCGCCGCTGCGGCCACGGCGGCTGCCAAGAAGAAGGGCGAGAAGGTCGCGGGCGATCCGCGCCCCACTCCTCCTGCTCCGAACCTGGATGACAAGAAGCGTGCCGAGAACTACGCGCGGAAGCGCGAAGAGAGGCGGCGCAAGGCGAGGTCCGAGCGCGTCGGGTCGTGGCGCGGGATGGGCAGGGAGATCGGCGAGCGCAGGCTGACTGCCCTGATGAACCTCGATGCCGAGGTCAACTCCAAGCGCGCGGTCTCGGACCGCTACTGGTCCGGCGCAGGGCAGCAGCCGAAGCAGGGCCTGGTCGCCGACATCATGCCGAAGACCCGCACGGGGAAGATCGCCCTCGCGGCAGCGGTGCCCGCAGCGGTCCTCGCGTACGGGAACAGGGAGCGGCTCGGCAGGCAGTACGGCAGGAGCAGGGATGTCAGGAGGTACCGTCCGGCCTCCCCGTACTACGACCGCGGCATCGGCAAGTCCGACCTCTCCGATGTGTCGAAGGTGTTCGGCTCCACCGAGCGCATCACCCGCAAGGCGAAGAAGCTCGAGCTGAAGAACGCCGCAACGGAGCGGCTGGCTGCCGCCGAGCAGCGCAAGCGCCTGAAGGGTCCGGTGCCTCCCAGCGCCTACGAGAACCGCATGGCCGTGGCTCGCGATCTGCGCAGCCTCCTGCCTGCGTCGAGGACCGGGAAGATCGCACTGGTGGCCGCCGCACCGGCGCTCGTGGCCGCGTCGAGGATCAACAAGGGCGTGCTGTCGTCCGCCGCAGGGCGCGTCGGTGCGAAGGTGAAGGCCGTGTACCCCGCCGAGTCCATCAAGGAGTTCCGCACCGGCCTCGGACACAAGTACCGGGGCGAGGAGCTGTACCCGGGCACCCCGGCGAAGACCGAGTTGAAGTACGTGGAGAAGCCGGACGGGACCACCGGCAAGCGCAGGCAGCGCGTCGAGGTGTCGCCGGCAGTTCCCGAGGAGTGGGGCCGGGCGCAGAAGTACGGAGGAAGGAAGGCCGATGCGAAGCAGAAGGCGGCCACGCCGACTCCTCAGGAGCGCGTCGCGTCCGTGACTCCGGCGGACGTCACCGCTGCGGCCATGGCTGCTGGAGGGGCGTACAAGTTCCTGGCCATGCGCAGGGCCGCGAAGATCGCTGCGAAGAACCAGGCGCTGCGCGAGGCGGCGGACCGGAGGATGATGCGCAGGGCCGTGGCGTACGGCGTACCGGCGACTGCCGCTGCGTACGGGGCGAGCAGGATGCTCACTCCGGACAGGGTGGAGAAGGGCTTCGTCGGTTCTGCGATGGGGCGCAACTTCCGCTCCGCACGTGCGGCCCGCGCTGCTGCAGCGGCCCCTGCCGCTCCGCAGCCGAAGGCCTGGGACGACATGAACTTCGGGGAGAAGCTCGTCCACGGGTCCGGCAAGGCGGCGGAGGCCGTGGAGGGCATCACCGCCACGATGGCGCAGACGTCGCGGAACATCAACCGTTCCGTGCTGGACCTCAGGAAGGCGCGGCAGGGGCTGTACACCCCTGGTCCGAAGCGGCCTCCGATGACCACCGAGCGGAAGCTCGCCCTCGCAGGCGGAGCGCTGGCCGGAGGGGCGGGGTACAGCATGTACAGGAACAACAAGGCCAAGGGCTACCAGCAGCAGTTGGGGTGATGCGCCATGCCTATCCCGGAGAGCGCGGACAGGTGCACGTACAGCGGCGATCCTTCGACGACGCTGCGCGATCAGGTGCGGTTCTGGTCGCAGGACACCGATCCGAACTTCTGGCTGCTGACGGATTGGGAGATCGATTACCTGATCGAGTTCAACACGCTGAACACCACGGACGACCCGCTGTGGATCGCCTCTGTCGCATGCACGGTGATCGCCAGCAAGTTCACCCGCGAGGTGTCGGTGAGCGCCGACGGGGTGAGCGTGGACGTCGGATCGCTGCAGCGGAAGTACCTCGACCTCGCAGCTTCGCTGCGCGACGCGTTCGACGAGACGAACGGCAATGTCGAGCTGCCGACGCTGGCGCTGCCGATGGCGACGTGGGCCAGGGACTGGTCCTCGCCGCCGCTGCTGTTCGGCATCGGCATGAGCGACAACTTCGAAGCGGGCCTGCAGGACTACGGGTGGCGCAGGCTCGGACTCTCCCCGATACCTTCGGACAGGGTCGAGGAGGAGTTCTGATGGCGGCGCTCGGCACCGGGCTGGTGAACCATCAGCTGGTGTCACAGTTCGTGCGCAGGTACACGCGCTCCAACATGACGGCGGCGGTGCGGGTCTGGCGCGGTTCGCACCCGGACGCCTCTGTGCTCTACGAGGGCCCTGCGAGGGTCGCGCTGCTGGCCGGGGCCGTGCAGATGGGGTTCGGCGACGAGCCGCAGTACATGGTCTCAGGGACGGTGTACATCCCGCGCGAGGATCCGGCGACGGGCGTGCTGCTCGACGTGATGGTGAACGACACCGTGGTGGTGCTGTCCCAGCAGGACCCTGCCGCGGTGGGGCGCACGATGCGCGTGATGCACGTGAACGCCGCAGGGCAGTGGAACAGCTCCATCGAGCTGTCGGTGATGGGTGCCGAGCCGTCTCCGACGGGGACGCACAGGGGGTGACGTGGAGATCGCAGCGATGGTGGCCGACCT